CGCAGTTATAGTATCGTTAAAATTATTTGGATTTTCATATATTATTCTAATGCCAAAAATATCATTTGGTATTTTTTTTTTGTTAAAACATTTATAAATTATTTTTCCTTTACTTTTTACTCTATTTGTAATTGAAACTTTTATATTATTATTTATTAAATAATTATTTGAAGATAATATAATTCCTATATTTTTTTGTATATAATTCAATAAATTATTAAATATAAATAAATTCATATATTAATATATAAATATTAACAATTATATATTAATTAATAACACATAATGTCTAACAATTTAAATAAAGATTTATTAAATTTTATTGAATCAAATACAATACCAAATATTATTTTTTATGGTGACAATATTACAAGTAAAAAAACTATTATGTATTTATTTTTAAAAGCTATTTATAAAAATAATGATAATATAATTAAAAATTCATTAATAATAAATTGTTCATATGGAAAAGGAAATATAAAATTTATTCGTGATAACTTAAAATATTTTGCAAATTCATCTACAATGAATAATCATTTTAAATCTATTGTTCTTTTAAATGCTGATAAATTAACAATTGATGCGCAATCTGCACTAAGAAGATGTATTGAACTATATAATCATAATACTAGATTTTTTATAATAGTTGAGGATAAAAACAAAATTTTAAAACCAATATTATCTAGATTTTCAGAATTTTATTGTAATAAAAAAATAAATCTTTTAAAAATATACCCTAAAGTATTTAATTATTGTCAAAAAAAATATTTATTATTATCTAAATTATTAAAAGTTAATACTGATGAAATATATATAAATATTTTAGCAAAAAAATTATACAATAGTGGATTTTCAGCAAATTTATTAATTGAATTTATAGAAAATAAGATCGAAAATAATTCTAATAAATTTAAATTTTTAATAATTATTGAAAATTATAAAAAATATATTAAATCAGAAGAAATTTTAATATTATTTTGTTTAAATTATATTTTTTTTCGTAATAATTGTGATTTAAAAAATATTTATTTTAATTAAAATGGATGATTTCAATGTTAATAGTCTAATTGAATCTAAAAATGAATGGTCTTCTAGACTGTTAAATATTTTAACACCTACATTGATTGAGGGGATAAAATCAGTTTTTGAAGAAGCGTTTGATATTTGCAAAACAAATGAAAGTGAAGAAAAATATTTAATGACATTTCAAAATTTATTAAATAATATTCCTAAATGGAGTGACGAAACCGTTAAAACGGAAACAGATAGAATTATAACATCAACTGGTTGTAATTATTTAGAAGATTTATTAGCTTGTGTTCATATTATACAATTAAAAAGTTTATCATGTGCTCGGGTTGGTTTAAAACAAAAAAAAATAGATATAGATATACCAAATATTTATCAATTTATACATAAAACATACATTAATTTAGCAAGAAAAATTTACATAAATGTTTATTTATTTGAAAAAGATATAAAACCTTTAGAAATTCAAAAAAATAATAGAGAATTAGAAGTAATAGCAAAAGAATGTATTTTAAATTCTATAAGAGAATCTATACCAATAGAAAATCTTTTAAAACAATATTTAGATGAAACTGAAGAAACAGATATAACTATTGAAGAAAAACGTGAAGAAGTTATTGATAAAGAAGCAATTGAAATTGAGAGACAAAAAAATATAGAAAATTTAAAAAGTAAATTAAAAGAAGAAATTAAAGAAGAAACCAATTTATTAGAAAAAATTAATATAGATTTAAATAAAAATAATAATATTGAAAGCAATGACAATAATAATATTGAAGATAGTATTGAAATAGAAAGCGAAAAAGATTTTGGAAATGATGAACCAATTAAAATTTCAGATACGTCTTTAAATTTAAATATTGATGAATTAATACTTGATAATAATGACTCTGATTCATTTAAAAACGAAATCAAAATCGAGCCAGAAATAAATTTAGATATTGAAGAATTAAAATAATTCGTAAAATATTAAAAAAAACATATATAATAAATATTTATAGGAAAATATGAATATTTATTATATAAGTATAGCTTGTGCTTTAACTTTTTTTATAATTAAAATATTGGAAAATAAATTCATAATGAAAGAAAAAAATATACAATCTAAAAAATATTTAAAAGATTCTATTATAATTTTTATAATAATAATTTTAATATATAATATATACTTTAATTTAATTAAAAAAAATTCTGAATTAAATACTTCACCAAGTGTATTTTTAAATACTCCAGATTTTTAAATAATTATATTTTTATTATATTTTTAGTGATTTAGAAATATAATAAAAAAGTTTAAAAATTTTTTAATTCGTCTATATTAAAAATATGTGCACTTTTATTTATTTTTTTCTTATTTAAAGTGTATTTTTCAAATAAAACATTATCTAAAACCTTACTTGGTGTATGTTTATGTACAGTTCTTGCAATCATTTTATATAATTTAAAATCTGGATATCTCTCACTTCCATCATTTTTATATAAAATATTTTTATTATTATCATCAAAAACCCAACTGATTATTATTTTTTTTATTTTAGATTTTAATTTTAAAATTTCATCTAAATCATCTACAAAATAATCAAATAGACTACAGCCTAGTCTAGCTAAATCAAAACTATAATTTGGGTCTACTCTAGGCTTTGATTCATTAAAATAAGGTTCACAATTGTATTGAGAATAAGCATCCCCTATCTTTGAATAACTGTTATTAAAAAATGTATGATTATTAAATCTAAAAATTGCTCGACCAAAATCTATAATTTTATATATTTTATTAAATGTTGGTACTTTATAGTGTTTATTATTATATTTATAATATAAATAAACTTTATCTGTTTTATTATAAACTATATTATTTGTATGTAAATCATTATGTGTAAATGAATAACATTTTTGATAAGTTATTAATGTAAATAATATTTGTAATACTATACTTTCCCATTCAGCATCTTTAATTTTATTATTTGTTATGTAATTATCTAAAGTGTCATCACAGCATTCTAGTAAAATAGATTGCACTGGAAATTCTTTAATTATGCAAATTTCTTCTTCTATTTCACTATTTGAAGTTTCTGAACTATTATCACTATGTGAAGTTTCATTATTATCTTCTTCGTTATCACTTATATCAGACTCATCATCTGTTTCAGAAAAACGCGAAGAACACGACGTGTTCGATGAAGATAATGAAGATGAATTATTTTTTTTAGATTTTTTTTCTAACTTATTTTCCTTATTATCACTAAGATCTATAAAATTTTTGATGTTATATTCATTGGAAACTTCTAATATTTCGGTTGAATTATTATGGATATTTTGATCCATATTTTCTTTATTAATAGAAATTTCTTCAAAATCTAATGAAATATTATCCGATTTATCTATTTTAATTTTTGATTTATTTTTTTTTGTATTATTTATTATTTGTTTTTCTATTTCTGAATTAGCAAGTTTAAATTTTTTATTTAAATTGTCCTTAAAAAAATCACAATCATCTAAATATTCTAATTCCTCAGATATGTCAAAATTAAAATCTTGCTTAATTCCAATAAAACTACCATAAAAATCAATTGCATTTAAAAAATTATAATTATGTAATAATTTACTTGATAAAAATGAAAAAAAAGCATCACAATATGAAGAATTATTTATATCATTAACTATATAATCATATGAAATATCAGAATAAGAAGTATCAGAATATGAAATATTTGAATTATCTATATAATAATTTAAATTTGGTAAATTCATACTAACATCAAATTTACCTAAAACATATTTACATGGATCAATTATTGGAGAGAATTTACAAAAAATTTTTTTACTGACTATTTTATCATTATTTTTTATTTCTCCTAAAAATTTAGAATAATTTATTTTTTCATTAATATTAATAATATTACTACAATTATCTAAATTAATTGAATTATAATTAGTATAATTTAAATCAAAAAATGCATTATATATAGGTATATAATTTTGATTATTTTTTAAATCTAATATATTTTCTAGTGTTTTAAATAATTTTTCATTATTATTTTTTTTGTAAAAGATCATCATTATTTACTAAAGTAATAATATTTTTTTAATATAAACGTTTTTTAAATTTATTTAGTAAAATAATAATATTTATTTTTTTATATTATTATTAATGACATTAGAATTAAAAAAATTTGATATGAAAACTATTAGTTTCAGACCAGAGGAAAATAAAGGACCTGTTATTGTATTGATTGGTCGTCGTGATACTGGCAAATCTTTTTTAGTAAGAGACTTATTATTTTATCATCAAGATATACCTTTAGGTACTGTAATTAGTGGAACTGAAGCAGGAAATGGATTTTATAGCGAACATGTTCCAAAATTATTTATTCATGATGAATATAATAGTGTTATTATTGAAAAAATTTTAAAACGCCAGCGCACCGTATTAAAACAAATAAAAAAAGAAGTAGAAGTTTATAGAAAATCATCAATTGATCCTCGTGCATTTGTTATTTTAGATGATTGTTTATATGATGCAACATGGACTCGTGACAAAGTTATGAGATTATTATTTATGAATGGTAGACATTGGAAAATGATGTTAATTATTACTATGCAATATCCTCTAGGTATTCCACCAAATTTAAGAACAAATATTGATTATGTTTTTATTTTACGCGAACCATACATTGCAAATCGTAAAAGAATTTATGAGAATTATGCAGGTATGTTTCCCACTTTTGAATCATTTTGTCAAGTAATGGATCAATGTACTGA